CAAAAGATAAAAATGCAGAATTTGTTAATTTTAAAGACATGAACTCAAATGATGTAAGAACTTTTAATTTAAGTGATGCAAATGATTTAGCTGAATTAGAAATATTTCAGAGTGAGGAGGGTAGAAATGTAATTAAAGTTCCAGGTATGGATAAGTCTACTGATATATTACCAAAAAGTAATAAAACAAAATTAATGACAACAGTTATTAAAGGAACTGATTTATTATCTAATTTAGAAAGACAAGAACTTTTATTTGAAGATGATTTTTTGAGTTACACAGGAAGATTAAAATTTGAAGCATTAAAATTAAAAGACCAAGCTAAAATTCCTCTTTCAAATGAAGAAAGAGGTTTTTTAAATAGAAGATCTACTTGGCTACAAACTAACCAACAATATTTTAATGATTACAGAAAATCTGTAACTGGTGTTGCTGCTGGAGAAAAAGAGATTGGTTGGATTCAAGAATCTATTCCTAGTGATAAAGACACACCAGCAACATTTAAAGCAAAACTAAAAAACCAAAAAGTTATACAAAAAAAATTAATTGATAATGCTCAACAATTTTTAAAACTAAATGGCAAATCAGCTATGGATGAAAATGGTGAGTACACAAAAGAATATCTAGAATACATTAAAGGTAAAGTAAAACCATCAGGTGAGATGTTAGAAAATTTGATGGTAGGTTATAAAATTGATGGTTACTCTAATGAAGCTATCAAAGCATTATTAAACGATGAATTTAAGGGTATTAATTGGGAAGAAATATTTGAAACTTATGCTAAAGCTAAAGGCGGAACAGGATTATAATGTCAACTCTTGATAATTTTTTAAACAATATAAATGTTGATGAAGAATTAAAAAAAAACGAAAAAGAAGTTTTAACTAAAGAACAATCTCAACCTGAGTTATCTAATATACAAGTTGCTGGTGATGTTGCTCTTTCTGCTGCTACTGGTGCAGCTCAAGGTTTAACTTATGTAATTGATTTGCCATTTTTTATAGTACAAGGTATAGAAAGTGGTTCTGAGTATCTTGCTGAAAAAGCAATAACAGCTATGGGTTTTAATACTGATGAATACCAAGAAATGAAATCAGATATAGATATTGCATTAGAAAATTCGAATAAATTTAGACCTGGTGAGTACATAAGAGAAAACTTTTTAACTTATGACAGTAAAACTAAATTAGGTGATTATGCTATGTCTGTTGCAGAGTTTGCTGCACCTGGCGGACTTTTAGGTAAAACACAAAAAGCTAGGAATTTATTTATGGCAACTGGAGCAGCTAGTGGAGCTGTTGCACAAGGTGCAGAAGATTTAGGTGCTAGTGAAAATGTTGCACCTCTAATAGGTGCTGGTACTAATTTAGCACTAGATATACTTGCACTTAAAAAAGGTAATCTTGCAGTTTTATCAAAAGAATTTTTACCAAGTAAATCTGTTTTAGAAAAAGCAAAACAATTAGAAAAAGAAGCTAAAAAAATAGATAAAGACTTTACATTATCTGGTGCTGAAGTTACTGGATCTAGTTCTGTAAAAGCAGCAGAGAGCCAAGTTACAGCAACAATTGCTGGTAATAAAGTAATGGATAAGTATTGGTCTGATAGACCTGACAAATTGAAAAACTTTATTGAAAAATGGGGTAAAGAAAATGGTATTATTATTGGTAGCAGACAGTTTATTTCTGACAAAGATTATTACAAACAATTAAAGAAAGCTGCTGTTGCTTTACAAACACAAAGAAGTACACAATGGCTAAGATCTGGTGGTGATAAATTAGAAAACTTTTTTTATGACTCACAAAAAGTAGATAATTTAGTTATTGAATTTAAAAATTTAGCAAAAGGTTTAGAACCATCAGATGCAAAAACAATATTAAAATTTGCTAAAAATTTACAAAAGACTAAAGGTAATGGTCAAGCTATGCACAATGTGTATAGAGAAATAAGAGATACTTATTTTAATATTGTTGGTAAAGGTACAAAAGCATCAGAAGTTACTGCTGTAAAAAATTATAAAGTAATGAAAGATAGTTTGAATAAATTAATGAGTACCAACAAAGATTATGTTTCAGCACAAAAAGCTTACATTAAGTATAATGATGAATATGCAAAACCTTTAACAAAAGGATCTGTAACAGAATTATTTAAAAGTTTAGAAAAAGCTAAATCAGCAGAAGATGTAGCAACTGTTGCTAAAATGTGGAAATTTTTAGATACTAAAGCTGCACCTAAAGATATAGCACAGATGGCTAAATCAATTAATAAAAGTGGTGTACCTGGATTATGGCAAAAAGTTGTAACTGGTTATATTAATCAATCTTTTTTAAAATCGCAGTCAAAGCATTTAGATAATGGTCTAGGGCAAGGTGTAATTTTCCATGATGCTCTAATGAAAGATCCAAAACAAAAAGCTAATTTAGCAGAGATGCTATATCAATTATCAAAAACTACAGATCCAAGTGTTAAATTAAAAGATGTTAAAAATGCAGTAAATTCTTTTGCTGATATTTTAAAAGCAACTGGTAAAGGTGGTAAAGCTGGATCTACAACTGCTGCTAATTTATTATTTAAAGAACAAACAAGTAAAAACTTTGTTCAAGATACATTTGGTGGTGTGCCAATTAGAGATGGTATTTTAAGATGGTATAACGATAGAACTTTTTCTAAAAATTCTAAATTAATTGCAGAAGCTTTAACAAGCGACAGGGGTATTCAAGCATTTATAGATCTTACACAAGATTGGAAAGATTATAACAGAGCCTTTGCATTGTTAAGAGCTGTTACTGTTGGTGCTGGAGCAAGTGAGTAATGGCAACACAATCACAAAAAAATTCAGAACAGATTATAAAATTACAAGGTGAAATAAAGTTAATACACAACAAGATTTCAGTAATAAAGGATAATCACTTGGCTCACTTAGATACTAAAGTGGACAATGTTTATAAGCTTTTATGGGCAGTCGGTCTAATAAGTCTAAGTTCCCTAGTGAGTCTAATAGCAAATCTACTAAGCTAACCACAAATGTTAAAGGTACAATTGGTGAGTACCAAGAAATAGTAAATCTTACAAAACAAGGTTATTGGGTTGCAAAAGCTGTAGATCCACAATGTCCTTTTGATTTAGTTGCTGTAAGTCCTAATGGCAAGATACAATTGCTAGACATAAAAACCAATACATACAGAAAACACATTTTACCATATCGTAGAAAAATATGGCGATCACCTACTGCTAAACAAAAGAAGTTAGGTATAAAAATTAAATTAGTGAATCATGGAAACGAATAATGAATATTGCAGAAAAATTAAAATCAAACATAGTTGTAATACCAGTTGTAGCAGCTATTGTTGGTGGTAGCTTTACAGGAATTAAATACATTGTAAGTTTAACAGCAACTATTAATGATAACAAACAAGAGATAGTTCAGCTTCATAAAAGAATAAACGAAACAAACGAAACATTAATAAAAGCACAAGAAGATATATCTAATATCTATGGTGTAATTGAAATGAGTAGAACAGTCATGGAAATCATGGGTGGACAATTATCAGATTTAGAATGGCAAGTAAGGGATCTTAGTAGGTAGTTATGGAGTATGACAATGAATTATTATTTTACAGGAATATTAGTTATACTTTTGGCTTTACTAACTTTGTGTGTAAAACCAGCTAACGCTAGAAACGAATATCTAAACAATGGTAGCAACACTTGTAGAAGTGGTGAGCTATCTGCATCCATAGAAAAAGAAGATAGGGATGGTCATTACAATCATTATAATAATACTAACAATTACGATAATGAAGATGAGAATTACAGATTTAGAATTGAGATTAGAAAATATTTAGGTGTTAAAAGAAAAGACTGCGAAACAAGAAACGACATAGCTTTACAAAACGAAAAGTTAAAACAACAAATAGAATTATATAAAGTTTGCAAATCAGTAAGACAATCTAAAGATCCATTACCACAGTTTGCTGAACTACTAGCTTATTGTAATGGAACTAAGACTTATGAACAAAAGGATAGAATAAATCCATACAAGGAAATGATTGAAAAAATTAAATGATTACAGAGCAGACCAAAATAACTACAGATTTTAAAACTCTAGGTTTAACAATATTTGCAGTAGCAATTTCTGTTTGGGCATACTTTGGTATAGTTGAAAGACTTAATAGATTAGAAACAGCAGACACATTATTTCAAGCAGATCTGCTCAAAAAAGCAGAACAAGAACCTAAGAACTTAGAAATGTATATGCTCATAGAACATTTAGCTGGACAAATAGAATCTATAGAAAAAGAAATAGAAGCATCAAGATATAATAAAGTAAATATAGATCACCTTAAAGAACAAGTAGATATGTTGCAAAGAAAATTAAATGGAGATCATTAATGGAAATTGTAATAGCGTTAGTAATGATGTTGGGTAATCCACCAGTTTTAAAAGAACATTTATTAATGCCAAACTTATCAACTTGTTTATCTAAAAAAAGAATTGCAACTAGAAACAGCAATGCAACTTACCAATGTCTAAAGGTAAATGCTGTAGTCAAAGATGGTAAAATTATTAGCATATCTAACTTAGACTAATGAAGAAACAAAACAAAAAACGCAATCCTGTTGCTAGACAACTAAAACATTTTAAACAGACAATAATTAAAAATAAAAAAAAATATAATAGGAAAAAAATTAGTGAATACATTTGATAAAATATTATTAGATTTCTTTGGTTGGCTTGATAATATTTTTTTAAAAGTAGAAAACTTTTTATTACCTAAAAAGAAAAAAAAGAAAAATAAAAAATGCAAGTCTTGTCATTGTAATTGTCATTGTGAGGATGATTTACATGTCCATTTTGACGACCAAGACTTATGTGCTTGTGAGGGTTGTTTATGTATGAAGAATTAAAAAACGAAGTTAAAGAGTGTGAGGGTTATGTCAATAAAATATATAAGTGTTCAGAGGGTTTTGACACTATATTTTATGGCCATAAAGTATTACCTGAAGATAACTATGAACATGGTGTTGAGTACCCAAAAGAAATGGGTGAAGAAGTTTTTGATAAAGATTTCCAAAGAACAGTAGAAGCTGCCGAAAGACTTATAGAAAATAGACCAATTAATCATGTAGCAAAAGAAGTTATTATAAACATGGTGTACCAAATTGGTGAGGGTGGCGTATCAAAATTTAAAAATATGTGGAAAGCTTTAGACAGCGAAGATTATGGTGAAGCTAGTTTCCAAATGCTTGACAGCTTATGGGCAAAACAAACACCAGCAAGAGCTGGTAAGTTAGCTGGTAAAATGCGATCTGCAAAATTATAGGAGGTTACTATGTGGTTAGGAATAGCGGCTAAATTAGTTCCAGGTATATTAAAAACTGGGATGTCTATTGCAGCAAACAGAAGAAAAACAAAAGAATTAGAATCTGTAGCTGAAATGAAATTAGCAGAAAAGATGGCTAATGGTGAAGTAGAATTTAAAAGAGCAGTAATTGATTCTCATAAAGGGGATTGGAAAGACGAATTTTGTCTTATACTAATCAGTATCCCTTTATTACTTTTGGCTTGGTCTGTTTTTAGTGATGATCCAAACATACAAGCAAAGATAGATATATTTTTTAATAAGTTTGCAAATCTACCTATGTTCTACCAAGCTTTAGTTGTGGGATCTTTCAGTACGATACTAGGTATTAAGGGTGTTTCTACTTTTAAGAAAAAGTAATGTCAGACAACACAGATCTAATAAACGAATATAAAGAA